ATTTTAGAATTATTCTAAATAATAAAAATAAAAGTAAGGTGCAATTTGTAAAAAATTTGTCCCTTACTTTTATTTTATTTAACTTTTAAAATGCAGTAACCGTGCCCCTCCACCACAGCCCCAACTTTTTGAGCCTCGTATTAAGGAGATCCCAGATAGCATGAAGCCTGAAAGGATGAAAGCATGAAGCCAATAAAAAATTTACCAAACCTACCCAAACCCTCCTCGTATTAAGCGGATCCCCACACACAAAGAAGCCCGACCTATATTCAGCCGGGCCATCCTTAGAATATCAACTTAACCAAACCTATAAATAGACCAACAAACAAACCTACACCTAAAGTAAGGACTACATACAAACCTAAGATTATACCCCAATTCTCTAAGGTCCTAATCACTACCCTCTTCATATCAAGATGAGATGGTATATTGGCCTTAGCTAAAGCCTTTGCTGCTTGCTTCAACTTAATTGCAGAAAAGATAGTATATAGGGTAATCAATAGGCAATATATTCCCAACCACCAGAATAAAAGATTCCAATTCATGCAAGAAATTATTAGTTTAATATATGCAATTTACTAGAAAGAAGGGAGGCAATCACTGCTATTGGACTACCTCCCTTTACCATGTTTAGAAGATGTAGGTTATACCTCGGATTATCCAGAAGGATATGAAGGTATATAATCCACCTACGATAGATATTACCCAACCATCCTTGGTAAGGAATACCTCTTGGAGAACCTTTAGCCATAACTCCTTGATGGTATAGGTTTCTCCGGATTCATACTTGTCTCGGTACTCCTCTAGGTAACCGTAGACGATAAGGAAAGCCCAGAATACGATCAGGGCTACAATTGCTGAAATAATTACCATAGCGCTTAATTGATTTAAATTAGGATGAATGTTACTTTCTCGTGGTAGTTCTCGTAGGCAGTACCTTTACAGATCTCCTCATTGAAGGCCTTGATTACTTGGCTTGGGATGAACTGGTTAGGCTCTGCCTGCTGTAGATACTTGATTAGAGTCTGGTAGTAGTTGAGGAATGTCAACTTGTCGTTGTCGGTTTGGGAGATATGTACCGGAGTCATGTAGATGGTTTCTCCTTCACCATGAACCGTAATAGCTCCTACCTTGTTCTGGGTTTGCTTTTGTGGTACTGCTACCACAGAGAGGTTAAAGATCTTTACCTCTTGAGATTTAGTTTCTTTCTTTGCCATATTACTTAATTACTTTAAATGATTTGAATACTACTTCCTTGAAGCCTTTGGTAAAGGCTGCCTTCTTCAGATGGTCTTGGATCACCTCTTCAGTTGGGTTAGGTACATCCATTAGGTTGGATCTTCCTTGAACCTCAGATAGGATTAGAGGCTTTCGTTTGATTACCTTCCTACCTTCCCAATATACTTTTACTAATGCCATAGCCTATTCCTCCTTATCGTTATTGATATGATTTGTTTCCGTGAACTTGTTGCCGAACGACAGGATACCGAAGCGGAATACTATAGCTAGAATAATCACCAGCCCCAGCCAGTGCCAGAAGTTGGTGAAGAAAAACTCGCATAGATACTTTGTCACTTCCATAGCTTACCCCTCCTTAGCTTTTAGTTTATTGAATCGGTTTAATACTTCTTCATATACCACTTTCTGTCCATCTGCTCCTTCCAGCATTTTGTACAGGTGGTAATTCATAGCATCCTTGATACACTTATGAATCAACATCATATCTTCCCATGTCAGCTCAAAGACTTTTTTCCACTTAGCACCAGCCTTGAAAGCTGATACTATTGCAAAATACACCTCATCGCCATATTCCTCATTGTCTGCATAGTTTCTACTTGCTTCATCCAAGCCTTCAATTACTGGCTCTTCTTGAACCTTATCTATATAGCCAAGTATTTTCTTACATAACTGATACTTTATATCTGAGAGTTTTTCTGTTTCAGCATCTTCACATGATGCTATGTCTGCCTCTAAATTAAAACCATACATTAGTCTTTCGACTTCTTTACGGATTTTCTGTACTTTGTCTGCCATATTATCCCTCCTTTCTTCAAGGTATGTCTTCAACATATAACTCTCCCCAAATATCAGTCGTAAGGAGATAGTTTTTCCATCCTTGATCTTTCTCTTTCAGCAATATAGTACAGGCCTTTATTTCTACGCCTTTAGCCTGAAACTCTTTTAGCTTTTCTATCAACTCATCCATACGCTTTTAAATTAAACTGATTATGAACATTAGCTTTACTATCTTCCATGTCAGTCATATCGCTGGTAATATAAAGTTGGATATAATCCAATAACCAAACGTAATGATGAAGTACAGTAGCAAGAGAACGTATACACAGGTAAACCTTGCATACTTCCACCAAGCTTTGGTAGCTGCAATCTCGAAAGCTTGTATAGCTCCATAAGCTTTATCTGAGTACTCATAGTAGATCTTTGTTTGTTCTACTAATTTACCGTAGTGATCCTCATTATCTAGTGCATGGTATACAGCCTTCTCAATCTTCTGATGTAGTTTGTAGATAGAAGGTTCTGTACCTACGGCTTTTACTACCGGACCTAAGTTGAAATCCGATTGAGGATGAACTCTGGCCATAAAACCAGAGTCATCCTTCCAATCTACAATAATTAGAACTCTAAACATCGTACTTGTTATTTTTTTTACTGATGCCGAAAACCTGATCTAAACCTTCGGCAGATATTATATAATGGGTGTAATCCTCAGCTACCTTGGTATCTTTTCTAGAGATTAACATCAGTGCTTCAGCATTAGTTATTAGCTTTGCATTAACCTGAAACTTAGAATAGAAGGATGGAGGTATCTCTCCTTGATGCCATAGGTTATTTACCGTATATAACCTACCATCCTCGAACAGAACCTTATAGGTAGGTTGGAATCTGTCTATCGGATGGATGCTACAGTTGGATGTTCTACCAGTAGTATAGAAAGGTAAGAACCAATGGTATCTTGGGTTAGCAGTAGCAGTAGGTCCATAGAACTTACTTACGATTACTGGTAAACCATAACTACGTCTCTGGGATTCTTCCGTATCCATAAAGTGTTGGTATTCCCAGAAAGCACACTTGTAGCAGAGATTCTTCTCGGCCATTATCTTTGAGATAGGATGGCTTAAGTCATATTCTTCTAACTCATACGGGCTCTTGCACTGTTTGCACTTCTCCATCTTTCGGTTCCTCCTTAGTTTCTTGGTTTATACTGCTATTGATTAACACTCCAACAGCGGACTTCATAATGACATTTCTTAAGTAATTACGTTCTTCTGCTGGTAACTTAGACTGCTTATTAGCGATCAGGTCTAGCTCGTCCATGATATTACGAGCATCCCATAGATGTTTATTACGTAGACGATCTACAGTAGTTCTTCTTAACCTATAACCTTCAGGTATAACAAGAGTAGATTTCTTGATACCTTCGTCTATCTGGTTAATAACCGTATCGATAGCTTTGATCAAAGCTTCTCTTCTGATTCCGTTCTCTTCTGCCATATTATTCTTCTTTCTTAGGTAATAATTCAGTTCCTTTCTCTACGAAATATGGTGTAGGATCGAAATCCTTGAAAGGTCCATATTTCTCTTTAAAAGTAAGAGGGTGGATAGGATGACCTTCTTTGGAGAAACGTATTATCTTCCACTCAATTTTATCCTTAAACTCCTTGTCTAGAGCTATGTACATGTTAGCAGCTGTACCGAGCAAATACATTCTCTTAACTACCGAGTTTCCCCAAGCACACAGTATAGTAACTTTACCATGTTTCTTGATATAAGCCATCAGCTTATCATGAATGATGTTGTAGTTCTTTTGAACGTAGTGATTACGGTACTTCTCATGAAGTAAATCTGGATCAGCTGTACGTTGAGGGTATAGGTTGAGCATACAGAAACTATCAAAACCGTTAGCTTCTGCAAAACCCATAACCTTCCTCATCGTTGGGTCCGGTTTTTCTGAGTTAGCTGTTGATGGGTTAACCCCAATTACGAAGAGTGTATTCTCTCCTGGCTTGAACAGAGCATACCTTACTCTCTCATAGCCTATCTCTTGAATATCTATCCAATCCATATTTCTGGCATTTTAGATGGTTCTACATATTGTTCTTGACTCTCTTCCAACGGATTTATTTCGTTGGTCTTATTTGGTGTTCGTTGAAATTCCATTGTTCGTAAGGCGTTTGTGAAAATATTGTATCGTCAGGTTCTAAAGCATTTCCGAAAATGACCCAGCCCCAAAGTATACACCATAGGATATTTATAATCAAGTAAGGGATCCAGTTCTTCTTATATAAAACTCCCCACCTATCTTTAGCATCCCACCAAGCCAGTGTAAATACTGGACAGAAGATACACCAGATAAAGAAGTTTAAAACTGAACAGGCTATCAGTACTGCTCCAGGCCAGTTCGGCATGTGATCAGAGAAACCTGCAAAATCACCTCGCTTGTTAAAAAATACCCTCATGAGAATAGACTTTTGATGAACTTATAAATCATAATCAGAACGAATATTGGTGTTATTAACCATACCGAGAGGAAGTGGCTTATCTTACCAAGCCCAGTACTTTGAGCAATGCCCGTCTTGTACTGTTGATAAGTGAAATACAGAGCTGGTATAAGACATAAGCCGTAGAACTTAAGTATGAATATCGTTACTGGAGTCATCATAGCTTACCTAATTTACGTTGTACATTGAGTAAGAAATCTACCTGTTCAGAGTTTTCCAAGATGTCAAGTACTCCGATCTGGCTGATCTTCTTATCTAAGGTGTTTAACTCTAAGTGAGACCGTCTCTTGAAAAGATAGGCTTCCCACCATTTCTTGGTGTCTCCTTCTCCATACTTCCAAGCTTTAGCCGGATCTCTCTTACTTTTGTCAGCTCTTTTAAAGTAGCCCTTTTTAATGGGCTCTCTTTCCAATGTAACTCCATTGGAGAGCTTTACTTGGGATTTTTCTTTGTTGACCTGAACTACTGTTGTTAGTTCTAGTAATGTGCTACCATCCCAGAATAGCACTTGGTCTTCGGTTCTTAACTTCATAATATAAAAATATGTAATATTAAAAATATAATGCAAAGATACTAAAATTATTTTGATATTGCAATGAACTACTAGAACAACTTGCAAAACTACTGAGGCTAGCAGCTGTTTGAATGTAGACGTATGCAATTTCTAATAGTATGAGAAGACTACTTTTACCAAGGTACGGGGAGCAATACTCTCAAAACCTAATCAAAATTCTTAAAACATAAGCAATATGAACAAGTTATCAAACGACAGAATAGCTGAAATAGCTAGACAAAATGGTATTCAACCAGCTGCTTTACTGGCAGTAAAACTTATTGAGTCCGGTCAACGGTCTGGTTTCTTGGATTCAGGTAATCCTCAGGTTCTATTTGAAGGCCATATCTTCTACAAACTGCTGGTTCAGAATCGTAAAGATCTCAAAATCTCCGAGTTGATGGCTAAAAATAAGAACATCATCTACCCAAAGTGGACCAAAATCTACTACAAAGGTGGCGAAGGCGAGTGGCAAAGACTGATGAAAGCTCGTCAAATCGACAAAAACCTCGCTGACCAGTCAGCATCTTGGGGTATGTTCCAGATCATGGGCTTCAACTTTAAGACTACTGGCTGTAAGTCTATCGAGGAATTCGTCGAAAAGATGTGTTCTGGACCGGAAGCACAGCTCCAACTTACAGTAAACTTCATCAAGAAGAACGGTATGGACAAACTTTTGAACCAACATCAGTGGGCTAAGTTTGCAAAATGGTACAATGGTCCTGGTTATGCAGCCAATAAGTACGATGTTAAGCTTCAGGCTGCTTACACTAACTACTCTAGAATCTATCCGAAATGAAAAAGTTGAGGGTTTTGGGAGTATCAGCAGGGCAAGGAGCTCTGCTGTTCCCGTTTTTACAGTTAGAAAACTTCAAAATTGTAGCTAATATTGAACCTAGAGGTGTATTTCACACTCCAAAAGAGGAACAATGGAAGCTTAATTTTGAAGGTATACCTTTTATTAGAGATAGAGGGTATCTTTTTGAGTTAGTAAAGTCTGAAAAACCTGTAGATATCATCGTTTCATCACCAGACTGTGGAGCTTCTTCTATAATGAGGCTTTCTAAAGTTAAACAACTTGGTAATCCTAAGGAAAACTCATCATTAAACTTGGTTATACAGAGTATACAAACTCTAAAACCTAAGGTTTTTATGATAGAGAACCTTCCTAAGTTGGTGACTTTACTACCTCCAGAATTTTTCGAATCTGCAGTACCTGAATACAAGCTGATTTATCACCAAAGGTCAGTATCCGATTATGGTAATTCTCAGGTATCAAGGAAAAGGTTAGTAATTATTGGTATCAGGAAAGACGTAAAGAAACTTAAAAAAGCTTTCGATGATGTTTTTCCAGTAGCTAAGTTAAAAGTTACTAGCCAGCTTCTGGAGGTTGCCCAATTTGAAGGGAATGATCTGAATTATATGCCGCCGTTAGATAAACGGTTGGCGATGTATGATTATCGTAAACTTCCTGATAAGAAGTCGCTTACTGTAAAGAAGGTACACAAGCTGTGGAACAAAGATTTCAAAGATGAAAAGAAGTGGCCTATTAAAACGGCTAAAATGAATACCTTACCTGGAGTTTATAGGTTAGAAGGTAATAAACCACCACTTACCTTAAGACCTGCGGATAGGCAATTTAGACCCGATGGATGGCCTCTCGGAATCCAGGATTTCAAGGCCATTATGGGATTTCCTAAAGGGTACCAGATTTACATGGATTCATCAAATCCTAAAAAATACATCTACTGGTTGAATAAAGCTCGCTATACTATTGCCAAAGGATCAGTTTACGAAGTTGGGAAATGGTTTTCCCAATGCCTAGAAACTGCCTATTTTAGATAACTGGAGTATGGCGCACGCATATATGCGGCCGTGTAAAGTAATAAGCGGGTGCGCCCGCCATAGTAAGTTATATACCACTAAAAGTATATAACTAATACTATATACGCTTTTAGAGGTGAGGATATAATCATCAAAAGAAATCAGCTCGGTAAACCTCGCTGAAGGTAATCCGAGTCTCGGATTACCTAAGATACATTTCACTTAAAACGTATGAGATATGAAACCAAGAAAATTTATCCGTGATCACCCCAGTATCACGATGGCCCTTATCATTGGGTTACTAGTAATTACTATTTACCAATGCTTCACGAACTTCACGCTCCGAAGGAAGCTCAGTCGATATCAACCAGAAACGACTACGATCGCTACAATCAAACCGGCCGGAAGCGATAAACCTACGGAGATAAAGGTAACGGATACCGAGTTCTCGAAGCTTGATCCTTACAAGGGTCAACAGCAACCAGCGACTATCCTGTTTTGGGGAACCGATCCTAACAGCCCTCGCGACAAGGTCCGCCCGAGCATCTCTGCTGCAGACAGCCTGGGCCTGACCAACTGGCCGTTCGCCACCTCCTTTCCACAGAACGGCATCGGGCTATCGCCAACATTCGGTCTCAAACAGGATTCGCTGGTTCAACTGTTGTTAGATAGGAAAACTTTAGAGCTCAGTTTTTATGACCGAGGTATTAGTAAGTACTATTCAGCTACATACCCTCTTGATCTTGAAAGGTACAAGTATAACTGGGAACCTAACTCAGGTCTCACATATACCAAGAATCGGCTCTTTACAATAGGACCTTATGTTCAGGCTCGGTATAGGATATTTGATAAGGTCCCAACGGTATCGGCTGGGATTTCCTTCAAGACCAGGAAATGGGATTATAACTTGGGAGTTTCCTTAAGTCGCGATCCTTTACTTGATCCTAAGTTTAGACCCGACGTGGAGATCTCCGTAACCTACGAATTTGAAAGATGGCTAAAGTAAGTACAGAAAATACAGGTCTAACCTCTGAGCAGGTTAAAATCTTAGCTCAAGTAGTGGTAGATGTTTTCCTGTTCAGTACTTTCTGTTTCGTAGTTCACCCAGTTAGAGGTAAAGTCCACTTTAACCTCTACCCCTTCCAAAAGTCAGTGTTATATCAGTTTGTTCTGAAGCAGTTCAACATCATACTGAAGTTCAGACAGGCTGGTATTACAGAGCTTATCTCAATGTACTGCCTCTGGTTGGCGATGTATCATCCGAACAAGAAGATTAACATCATCTCAATCAAAGATACAACCGCTAAAAAGGTACTGAAGAAGATTAAGTACATGTACAAGAATCTTCCACCGTTCCTTCAGGTTCCGATCGTAAATGGTCGTGCAGGTGAATATGGCTCAGCGTCCATGATAGAATTCAACAATGGTTCTTTCATAGAATCTATACCTACTTCTTCTGAGGCAGGTCGTTCTGAATCTCTATCCTTGCTGGTCATCGACGAGGCAGCGATTGTTAGATGGGCTTCCCAGATTTGGGCAGCTGCTTTCCCAACACTTTCTACTGGTGGTTCAGCCATTGTCAATAGTACTCCGTATGGAATCGGAAACTTCTATCACTCATCATGGGTAGACGCTATTGCTGGTGGTAACCCATTCAATCCGCTCCGTCTATACTGGCGTATGCACCCTGAACGGGACGATACGTGGTATGAGCAAATGTCCTCGGCTCTTGGCCCAAAGCGAACAGCACAAGAGATCGACGGAGACTTCCTTTCTTCTGGTAATTCAGTATTTGACCTCATCGATATCAAGGCGATAGAAGACTGCCTATCGGACTACCCAGTTATCAAACGAAGATACAATGGGCAGTACCTCCAATTCTTGGAGCCTGAACCAGAGAAGGAGTACTTTATTGGGGCTGATGTTGCGACAGGCCGGGCCTCAGACTATTCCTCTTTCACCGTGATGGACAAACCTGGAGAGGAACAAGCAGTTTATAAAGGTCGTATGTCAGTAGATAAATATGCAAGGCTTCTGGGAGATACGGGCCAGTTGTATAACTGGGCTATGCTTGCTCCGGAATCGAACGATGTTGGTTTGGCAGTAGTAGCTTTCTTGCAGGCTGAGAGTTATCCTAAACTCTACTACTACCAGAAGATGGTGAAGAAAAAGGGTAAGAACAAACCCGAAGTGGATAAAGCCCCTGGCTGGTTGACTACCAACAAGAATAGGCCAGTTATTATTGATGGCTTGGAAACTGATGTCAGAAACGACAACATCATCGTGAAGGATCCTTTCTTCGTATCAGAAGCTAGGACCTTTATATATGATGGCATGGGCAGACCTGTTGCTATGGGTAAACACAAGAGTAACGGTGAGGCTGATGATTCTCTATCAGGAGATACCTATGCAGATGACGACATTATGGGAAAAGCCATAACAAATCACATCAGGAAAGGTAAACAAAACATAATAATATCACCACGATGAAAATACTCGGATTTACTATCTCGGTAACCCGTGGGAAACCTCCTTCAACCCAAGAGGCGAGAGAGTCGAGGAAACCCAAGGTTACCGGGGTAGAACCGGGCAGAATATCTGTCCCGGACACTATTGGAAATGGCCATATATACACTCTGAAGGATTTTACCGAGATGGTAGATCCTTCATTCCGTGTTGAGGTTATTAAGCTAATTCGGGATTTGTACAAAGTGAATCCTGATGTTAGCAAAGCTCTACAGGATGAGTTCCAATTGACTAACACTGGTCACTTGGTACAATTTCCTAACAACTCTGACGAGGAGGCCGATGCCATGAGGGATCATTTGGTTAAAGCTTCTAAGAAATGGTCTAACTATACGGCTGGTATAGATGGCCTGGTTAACAGGATGCTAGCACAGTTGTTTATAAGTGGCGCTATTTCTATTGAAGCTGTACCTAATATGAAACTAGACGGGCTGGAAACCATCCTATTTGTAAACCCTGACTCCATTATATTTAGGCGTGAAAGTAACGGTGTATACCATCCTTACCAACGTAATACTAACTGGTTGAACAAACCTCAGGATTACATTAAGTTAAACCTGAATACCTACAAGTATGTTAGTATGTACAATGATACTGATGAACCTTACGGAATCCCACCTTTCATGGCTGCACTTGATTCATTGAAGACACAGTCTGATATGAAGGTGAACATGAAACATATCATGGAGAATGCTGGTATGCTTGGATTCTTGGAAGCTCTTATGGAGAAGCCTGAGATCCGAGCTAATGAGTCTAATGAGATGTACTCTCGCCGTTTGGATAGAGAGTTACGTAGAATGAAGACTCGGCTTAGGGATGGCATGAAAGATGGTTTGGTAGTCGGCTTCAAGGATGACCACGAGTTTAAGTTGAACTCTACTACTAGAGAGATGTCTAATGTGGATAAGCCTTGGGCTATAAACCAACAATCGGTGGCTAATGGCTTGGGCGTTACAAGCTCTCTCCTTGGTGTTCAACAGTCTGCTACTGAAGGTGGTGCAGGTATTAACTTATCTAAACTACTCTCTCAGTTGAAGAACTTCCAAATGCTGGTAAGCTATGTGCTCGATTTCATTTACTCTTTGGAACTGCGCCTTGCAGGCTTTAATAATAAGGGTATAACCATTGTATGGTACCCGGCTACAGTTTCTGATGATGTAAAGATTCAGCAAGCTAAGCAGTATAAGCAGCAGAACTTACATGCTCTCTATGTAGATGGTATTATATCGGCTAGCCAGTATGCTCAAGAGATGGGCTATGACCAACCTGATCAGGATGAGCCAAGAGTTCCACTTGATCAACAGGAAGGTGTAAAACCTGGAATTGAGGATGATGAACGCCAAGCTGGTAAGTCTACTTCTGCTAGAAGAACTCGTGATAAGAATAATCCGAATCCTAAACGTAAAGATCAAAACCCACAACCCAGATGAGTAAACCAATTACAAAAAAGAACAAGTCCCACCTAGATTCAATGATCATAGGTTGTGGACACTCCATCATGGTTGGTAATGTACCTGAGGTTATAAGCGATGCTGAAAACCTTTCTAAGCTCAATCAGAATTTCTTTGCTTGGGCTGGTACTAACAACGACTCAGTTCAGGCATTGGGCTTTTGGGGTGGAGAAATCGATTACAACACTTACTATCCTGATCTTAAGCTTGAGGATCTTAAGCCTAAGGAGAACGAGTTCATTACACCTATGTTCCGATTACTTTCGGAAACTATAGTGTCTAAGAACTGGAATCCTACAGACTTTAGTCAAGGTGGTGTACTCAAAGCTTCTATGCAGCTATTGCTAGGTCAGACAGTTAACTGTGATCATGAGACAAATATAGGTAATGCTATAGGCTCTGTATCTAAGGTTGTTTGGCAAGATGCTTATAAGGACGGTAAGTTCTCTATCCCAGGAGGTATCAATGGCGTTCTGAAGATTGATGGTAAAGCTAATCCTCGTATTGCTCGAGGTATTCTGATGGATCCTCCTTCTATCCACAGTAACTCAGTAACAGTACAGTTCCGTTGGGAGAAGTCTCACCCAGAAATGGAGGACAGGGATTTCTACGAGAAGCTTGGTACTTATGACCAACATGGTAATATGATCCGACGTATTTGTACTGAGATTGTACGGTACATGGAGACTTCTCTTGTATCTCATGGAGCTGATGCCTATGCTCAGAAGATTGGAGCAGACGGTAAGATAGTTAACCCAGAGTATGCTAATCGTACCTGGAACTCTTACTCTGAGTACATGAAGGATGACCGTAGGCAATATTACTTCATGGATACTAAATCCTATAATTTTACGGAAGACGATACTCGGGCAACCTTAATTGATAACCCGGATCCTAATAATTCAAATAAAAACGATATGAACGAAGAACTTCGACAATTTCTCGAGAAGCTGTTCGGTAAGAACATGCTTACTCTCGGGGAGGGTAAGGAAGCTACTCAGGAGGAAGCTATTTCACTGATCCAGGCTCTGGTATCTGATAAGGCTTCACTGGCCGAGCAGGTTAACACCCTCACTACCGAGAAGGATTCTCTGACAGAGAAGGTTAATAACCTTACTACAGAGAATGCCAGTCTGAAGGCTAATGCCGAGATTGGTAAGACCTACGCAACTAAGCTGCGTGAAACAGTGGTTGCTAACTACAAGAAGATGCAGGGTGATAAGCTCGACGAGAAGGATCCTATCCTTACTATGTTGAATGCCGAATCTACTCCGGTAGCATCTCTTGAGGCTCTCAATGCTACCTATGAAACTCGTTTGGCTGAGATGTTCCCTATGACTTGCAGTAAGTGCGGTTCTACTGAGATAAGCCGTGCATCTTCTGCCGTAGAGGAGCCTAAGAAGCAGGACACTACCAAGAACTCTGAACCCCGTGAGACTTCGGATGTATACGCCGATATCATGGCTCAGAAGAACCGGTACAAGTCCGCAGAGGAATAAATAACGGTAAAAAGTAAAAGAATATGAATTACAACAAGGATTTACCTTTGACTCTTGGTGGTGAGATCACACCTCGAGTTGTGATTTACAAATCTGAATCACACAAGCTCCATCAGGCTTTTGTTCCGAAGCTGGTTTCGGAAACTAGCAATGAGCGAGTTAAGATCCTTCAGAGCCAGCCGGTTGCTCTTACCAAGGATGGTGAGATCGAGCCTTACACTGGTGCACAGGGTCAGATTTATCTGGGCATCGCTGCTACAGACAGTATTAACCCCGCTTATCCTGCTAAGCGTAATTTCCCCATAGAGGTAACCGTGATGGTAGAGGCTTATGCTATCTGCAATTACGTATCCAAGGAAGCTATGGATTGTGGTTACGTAAAGCCTACGGGTGATACCCTTAACAATCATTTCATTATCGTCGAGGAGTCTGAGGCTGAGACAAAGTTCATCGCCATCAATCCTGCTGACGAAGAGAACGAGGTCGTTCAGGTACTGATCCGATAACCTCAAGTAGTAACTAATAAATTCCATTATAATTATGGCAGAACCAAAAATTGACTTGAGCAAGTATAAGACTCCGTCTGACTTTGCGAAAGAACTTCCTGAGATGGTCCGTTATATGGATGCTGCCCGTGCTGGTAATAACAACCAGGTGGCTACCGAGATCAGTCTCAGCGAAATGATTCAGGGTAAGTTCGGCCTTTCACAGGACGACTTCTTTGAGAAGCTGGGTGTTAACCCTCGTATGACAACCATGCAGAACATCTTCACGATGCCTGATCAGAACATCCGTTGGATTGTACCTGAGATCATCCGTGCTGCAATCACTCTTGGCATTCGCAAGGCTCCTTTCTATCCGGAGATCATTGCTCATGACGAGTCTGTAAGCGGCCTGAAGATCACTATGCCACACATCAACATGTCTGATGCTGCTCCTGCGAAGATCAACGAGGCTGAGACCATTCCTCTGGGTGATCTCTCTTACGGTGAGAAGCAGGTATCAATCTTCAAGATTGGTAAGGGCTTCAAACTGACCGATGAGGTTCGTGACTATGTATCACTCGATGTTCTGGGTATCTACCTCCGTGACTTCGGTATTCAGCTGGGCTATGCTCTGGACGCCTTGGCTATGGACGTTCTGTTGAACGGTAACATGATCGATGGTTCCGAGTCTGCTCCGGTTATCGGCGTATATGATACCGCTAAGGGTATCACCTACAAGGACCTGCTCCATCTGTGGGTACGTGCTAGCCGTCTGGGCCGTAACTTCCAGAACATCATAGGCGGAGAGGATCAGGCTATCGAGATGCTCGACCTCCCAGAGTTCAAGGACCGCCATCAGGGTACTACCCAGGCCACTCTGAATGTGAAGTCTCCTGTTCCTAACCAGGCCAACTTCTTCATTCATCCGGGTACTCCTGCTAACCAGCTCCTGTTGCTGGATAAGGCTGCAGCTCTGATTAAGCTGACTGCTAAGCAGTTGATGCTGGAGTCTGAGCGAATCGTTTCTAACCAGACTCAGGCTACCTATGCTACTCTGACCACCGGCTTCTGCAAGATGTATCACGACGCTGCTGTCCTGATCGACTCTTCGAAGCAGTTCACTCAGTTCGGATTCCCCGACTTCATGACGATTGATCCGTTCCTGCACGTGGATCTCGAGTAAGCAATTCACTGGGAGTAGTCGGCAACGGCTGCTCCCTCTATTCATCTAAACTCTAAAATTTTAAGTAAACTATGGGTAAGAACAAAACTAAAAGAACCGGACGCTACGTAACCGTAGGTGAAAGTGCTTATAGCTTCTATGATGCTTCAACAGGCATCAATATCGTTAGAGGCGAGAAGAAATTTCTGACTCCACGTCAGTTGAGTGTTATGAAGATTAAGAAGGCTCTGTCTTCTGGTCATCTGGTCTATGCTGCCGACGACAACAAGCCGGTAGAGAAGTACAATGAGGAAAAGGTTGAGCAGATGAAGGCTCGATTCGATTCTATGGTACAGCAGGGTATGGACGCAAAGAAGATCGCTTCGGCATTCAACCTTGAGCAGATCACGAAGATCGCCGATGAGTATTCCATCAATGTTGAAGCCGAGGATACGGTAGAGACTGTGGTTGAAGCTATCATCGCTGACATCGAAGGAAACGGCGGAGGTTCTGAAGAGTAAATAGAAGATACCTTATGGACAATCTAGACTTTCAGTACAGTGTAGAGGGTCTAGACGTTTCATTTACAGTAGTTTCCAAAGTCCCAGCTAAAGCCATCTTTTCCTGGGACTTTGGTGATGATGGGGAGGATGGTTACAACGTAAAATCCCCAACTCACTCATATGAAAAATCTGGATTCTATACTGTAACTTTAGAGGTAACAACCTCAGATGGTTCCTTTGAGGCTACGGCTTCTAAGATGGTAATCGTATCTACGATAGCCAAGACCCATCTAACAGGAAGTATCTATTCACTGATCAATGAGTACATACCTCATGAGTTGTCGGATCCGATGACTGCTGATCAGAAATCTCTCTATATCAACAAGTGGCAATTATATATCTATCCATTACTGGCTCGCCCTAGAGGACAAGAAATTCCAGTAGAACATTATAACGACGAGTTATACTACGAAGGACTAGAAAACCAGCTTATAATGGAATTGGCAGCTTGGGATTATCTCAATGTAAAGATAACAAATATCTTAACTGGTACTGGGCAATATCTAAGGGAGTTAACCCAATCAGGTGCAACCGAGGATGACGATGCCTATACCAGAACTAGAGGTGACCGAGTTAAACATATCCAAACTGGGCCTACTGAGGTAGACTATTACGATTCACTATCGGAAGCAGCTTCTGCCTTGTTCAAAGCCTATACCCAAGCGGTTAAGCCAGGAGGTGTGATGGATGAACTCAGGAAGAATCTATGTATGTTGGCTGAACGAGTTGGTGTATACCTCCCATTCTGTCATCAACCATATACTCCTGTAATACCACGAGTTGTAAATCGAAGAAATCCAGGACCATTAGGTGGACCCAATCCCACGGCTCCTCTTAATCGGGACAGAGTTGTAACTTTACATCCTAAGAAGTAATTATGACTAAGCAAGGTAAACATCTAGTGCGTAATGATTCTTGGGATAGGTACAAGAGACATATTACTCAATTCCTAAACCAAGATTCAGGTAGACAAACCATAATCTGGGCTAAGAGAGTTAAACCTCTTCTAACCCATGCAGAGGATAAGATACCTCATTATCACAGGTTAGAGATTGAGGCTCTTTGCTATTATAATGCTTTTCGTAACTGGCCAATCAATAACCCCTCAGTTTCTGGAGAAACCGATGAAGAGAACCTCTCCATCATGGTATCTAGGAAGTACATAGAGGAGTATAGAGGAGGCTTATTCTGGAAGCATAATGAGACTTCTACTGGTGTAGAAACTGATGGCTATTGGGACTTTGACTGGCAACGGGATAGGTTCGTAATAAACGGTATAACTTACCGACCTACAGGTGATACTCAGGTAGCTCAAGCAAAAGATGAAGCTCTTGTATTTCTTGTGATTCTGAAACGAGATAGAGACACCGAACTGAAATACATTTAAGAAGTATGGCAAAATTCCTAAACTTACGTTGGACTAGGGTAAAGTCAGAGAAGAACACCCCTGAGGGTTACTACTATGACTCCAACTTGGTAAAGCTTAACAGTTCTGCTGACATTCAGGTTCAGTTGGATAGTGAGGATGATGTTGAGATCAGTTATCTCCTGAGTCTATCTGGAGATCGCTTTGTCTCCATCACCCAGGACTACTTTGCTAAACTTCACATCAGGCCGGTCCCCGTAAAAGGTATGGGTCAAATCGTGAAGTTTAGAATCAACAAGCTTCCGGATTACGCTGTAGTAATTGGCGACGATATCGAAGATGCCGGTGATGTTAACCCTGACGATGAATCGGATATCAAAAACGGCTTTGCCGGGTCAGAAGGTGAATATTTCCGGGATAAGAATTCTGAGGTATTGGTAGGCAAAAACTCTTAAACAAAAATAAATTATGTACGTATCAAAGTATTATACCTGCGAAGAAATCGATGAACGGTTATTGAAAGGTTACTACGATGACTTTGTCAATGCCGGATTCGTTGGTACACAAGAGGAGTTCTTCCGTTTCGTACTGTCTATCTCCAACAAGGTAGACAAGGAGGAAGGTAAGGGCTTATCTACCAATGATTTCACCGATGAGCTCAAGGAAAAGCTTGATAGCATAGATGAGGGTGCCAAACTTATCACAAAGGTCTCTCAGTTAGAGAATGACCTCAACTACCAGACCGCTGAACAAGTACAGGCTGCAATCGATGCTCTTATCAATGCTGCTCCGGAAGCTCTTGATACTCTAAAAGAGTTGGCTGAGGCTTTGGGTAATGATCCTAACTTTGCTACCAACATCGTTAATAAGTTGACCCAAGTACAGGCTCAGCTTAACGATGAGATAGCTAGGGCTACTCAGGCAGAGGCTGACCTTGGTGCTCGAATCGATAATCTGGGAGGAGACCTGGAGACTAAGGTCCAGGCTCTAAACGATAAGATTGATGCTACAAAGGCTGCTCTTGAGGAAAAGATCCAAGCAGTCCAGGATAAGCTTGATGCTGACAAGGCTGACCTTGCCGATTTCAAGGTAAAGGAAGCTGAGGATATAGCTCAAGCTAAGGAACAGGCTCATCAGGAAGTAGATGCCGAGAAAACTCGGGCTATGGCTGCTGAAGCTGTTCTCCAGCAAGGCTTGGACACTTTGGAACAAAAGGAGGTTGCTGATATTTCCAATCTCCAGCAGCAGATTACTCAGGAGGCAGCTTTACGTGCTCAGAAGGATCAGTCATTGACTGACCAACTGGCAGCTGAAACTGCTGCTCGCCAAACTGCAGATCAAACTCTGCAGCAGAATATCAACCAAGAGGTAACAAACCGAGAGGCTGCTATCGAAGCCCTTGAACAAGAACTTCAATCTGACCTGTCTGAACGTCAGACTGAGCTTAATGCTAAGATCGATAACGAGATAGCCGATAGAAAGGCTGGTGACTTACAGAACCAGACTGACTTGGCTGTTGAAAGATCTGAACGTCAATCTGAGGATGCAATCATCAACCATAAGATTGAGGATTTGCAGTCTGCTATGTCTGGTCAACAGGATACTCTTCTCCAGAAGATCAACCAGGAGATTCAGGATCGTACTGATGCTGATGCTCTACTGGATGAGAAGAAGGTAGATAAGAGGGAAGGTTATGATCTCTCAAAGAACAACTTTACCGACGAGCTTCTTAACAAACTGAACAACATTCAGGAGGGAGCTAATAAGGTAGAGAAGGTTTCAGAGTTACTCAATGACCTTGACTTCCAAACAGGTGAACAGGTAGAGGCTAAAATTCAAGAGCTTATAGGTAGTGCTCCCGATTTGCTCGATACTCTCGAGGAAATCGCTAGAGCTTTGGGTGAAGATCCAAACTTTGCGGCCACTATGACTCGTAAGCTTACAGCTTTGACTGAACAGCTTAATGCAGAAATAGAGACTAGACAGGAAAAGGATACTGATCTCCAAACTCGCTTGGCTCAAGAGGTTCAGGATCGTAAGGATGCAGATGCTCTCATCCGTGAATCCTTGGCAGAAGAGAAAGCTAACCGTCAGGAGAAGGATCAGGTTCTTAGGGATCTGATTGATACTAACAAGGCGGCTCAGGATGCAGTTAATGCTTCTGTGGCTGATGAGTTAGCTGACCTTAAGCAGGATCAAACCTCAGGTATGAACGAGCTCAGAGGTCTGATAGACACCAATATCGCTAACATACAACGTAACTTCGAAATCCTCCAAGCTATTCAAGCTACTTTCGGAGATGTAGAGACGTTGGTTAACGAGAAGGTAGCTGCAGAGAAAACTCGAGCCGAGGCTAAGGAAGCCGAAATCCTCCAGAGGATTCAGGATCTAGTAACTGACTACACTACAAAGATAAATACTCTTAACAGTACTCTTTCAGCCGCACTAGAGGCAGAAAAGACGGCTCGGCAGGATGCCGATGCTGAACTGCGAGAGTTAATCAATGAGGGTAGCGGTAGCTTAGCCGAGGAAAAGGCTGCTCGTGAGTTAGGTGATACTCAGCTCCAGTCTCAGATTGATTCTGAGAAGGTAGCTAGGGAAACAGCCGATACTCAGAATCTGCAGAAGATTACTCAGGAGATCCAAGACCGTAAGGATGCTGACAATGAGATCAAAACTTCGGTTAACACTGAAAGGTCGGAACGTCAGGCTGCCGATGATGCCGAAGAGGCTGCTCGTATTGCTGCTGATGATGCCTTGAGAACTCAGATAGGTTCTCAATCAGAGGCTCTGCTCAGTGAGAAGGCTGAACGTCAGGCTGCAGATACCACTCTACAGACTAACATCAATAACGAGAAGACTTCTCGTGAAACTGCTGATAATAACCTCCAGGTTCAGATCGATGCTAATAAGACTAACCTGGAAAATGAGACTAATCAACGTACTCTTGGTGATCAGCAGTTGACACAGAAGATCAACAAGGAGATCGATGATAGGGTTGCAGAGATCGCAAGATTAGATGCTCTTATACAACAGAAGCAAGATATCCTTAGATTAGGTTATGGCTTGGCTTTTGACCAAGAGGGTTTACTCAATGTAACTATCGATGGTACCATATACAAGATCGTAGGTTCATTACCAGAGCGACCTGCTACTGGTATGGAAGGTAAGATCTATTGCGTACCAGTGGCTTCTGCTGGAGCTCAGAATGTTTACACGGAGTACCTCTGGATAGAGGATTCTCAGTCTTGGGAAATCATCGGTACATTCAGTCCTGAGATAGACCTTACACCGTATGCTACTATTGAGTGGGTAACTGCTGAACTGGCTGCTAAGTCTACAGCAATAGAGTCTCTTACACAGGCTCTGGCTGATGAAACAGTAGAGAGGAAGGCTAAGTATAACGAGCTCCAGGAAGCTCTTAATACTGAGAAGGCTAACCGACAGGAAGCTGACTCACTCCTCAACGGTCGTATAGATCAGACTAATACAGCTCTACTCCTTGAGGTTCAGGATCGTAAGATTGCTGATCAGGGCTTGAAGAATGATATTACCAATGAGGCTGCTGCTAGGGTACTCGGGGATCAGCAACTACAGCTTAACCTGGATCAGGAGGCTACAGCTCGACAGGAAGCTGATGGAGTACTTGATCAGAAGATTGAGGATGTTAAAACCGAAGTTGAGGAAACTCAGCAAGGTAAGATTGACGAACTAAATCAGAAGATCGAGGAATTGGAGGCTAAGATGGAAGAGCTCCCAACAGAACCTCTTACAACTGAGGATATCGAAACTATCTACAGGGAGGTTTATGATCCAGATTATGATCCTGATGCTCCAGACGATGAAGGTCCACTTTCCTATGACGATATCCTCGATATATTCGAAGAAGTTTATGGTTATAGACCAGAATAATTCACAACAATTAACAACAAATTAAAATCAAAGTAAACTATGGCAAAGTATGTTGACAGTGCCGGTCTTAGACAGGCGATGGAACTCCAGAAGTTGTACATTGATGCTCAGGTAGGAACCAAGCAGGATTCCTTCAGTGTCGGTACAGGTCTTTCACTGAACAACGGTGTTCTTGAGATCACCCTCGATCACACCATCTACAAGTTGCTCCAGACTCTGCCCGCTGAACCCGCTTCAGGTGATGAGAACAAGATCCACCTGATCCCCTCAGGTCAGCAGGATGCTCAGGGTAACAACATCTATGTTGAGTACATCTGGGTAGCCAGCGAGAACAAGTGGGAGAAGCTGGGTGAGCACAAGCTCGACGTAGACCTGACTCCTTACCAGAGAATCGCTGACATCGTGGCTACGGTAAGTGCTTCCGGTGTTAACTTCTCGAAGGATGGTGGTACATCCAACTTCGCAAGCATGGTATTCGACCAGGCCAGCGACTTCGTTGGTACCGTAAACGGTACTCAGGTAAGCTTCGCTCTGAAGAACGTCCTCCAGGCTGCTGTAGCATCGGGCCTCTACAAGATCGCCGTTGATGCTAAGGGCCGCGTAACTGGTACAGCTGCTGTTCAGCTCTCTGATCTGACCGATCTGGGTGTTGCTACTGCTGCTTCCGTTACGGCTCTCGAAGGTCGTGTATCTGCCCTGGAGACCTGGAAGAACGATCCGCTGACCACATCGGAGGTGGTTACCATGTTCAATGAGATCTATGGTACTACCTACAGTGCTTCAGGTAACTAAGTCTGTGAGAAGGCTTTAACAGGAGTGGGGTAATCCCACTCCTTTCTGTGTTTTTATTAACTTAATGTAAATCAATATGACGAAGTATGTTTCCAAATCAGCTCTTCGCCAAGAGATGGACCTTACCCATCGATACATCGATGAGAAGGATGCCGTTCAGGCCAGAGCTATTGCTTCTGAAGCAGAACAACGGGCTTTAGAAACTGCTGCTCTCAACGAGAAAGCAAAAGACCTCACTAAAGAGGTAAACAGATTAGGATTAACTACTTCTGAGGCTTACGTAGTAGCTGAGTATACCAAGGGTGCAAATGATTATGCACCAGTGGAAACTAAGGGTGACACATCAGTGCTTACCAAGTTGTATAACTTCTACTTGCTAGACACAACCGATAACCGTGGTCAGAAGACCAAGCCGGTTGGCAAGTTGAAGAAAAACAACCTGCTCCGTTTCACTGACGGTACCTTTGCTCCTACAGTAGGCATCACTCAGGAGATGTATAATCAGTGTATGGGCCATGACATCTACACCGAAGAAGGTGGCGTCTATACGAAGGTATATGATGCAGGAGCTTATGATGCCGAAGCTCAGTGGGAGGTTGATAAGGCCTTGATCAAGGCTGGTTCAGCTGCTCAGACTCTCTACATGTCTGATGATGGAGAGACTTACACTGCAGTAACTCATACCCTCCGTCCGTGGGAAACTACAGAAACCAAGTACACCATTGGCTTGGCTGCTGGTATGGACATCTACCCAGTGGATAACCAGGAGGGTGATGATGGTAAGTACTACAAAGGTCTCTTCTTTGAGGCTGGTACTTGGAACGGTATTGAACTCTCCGAGGAGAACAAGATCGCTCCTACTGCTATCGGACCTTGCCCAGTTACTACCATACAGGAGAACGGTCTTATCAAGACACGTAACTTCTTCTACCTGTATAAGGGTATGACCAACTGCCAGAGTAACGGTGGCTTACTGCCTAACCACGATTTCGTGGAGGACCGTACCTATCCTCGTGTCAATGACATGAATCAGGTAAACAATATGCGGTATGCTCGTAACAACAACTACGATGTTGCTAAGCCGTACCCATTTGCTGAGGGTGGATATCCTGCTACTAATGCTTTCATTATTGCACTAGAACTGCTTGCAGGTACACGTTACTTACACCAAGCTAACCTGTTTGGTTCAGGTATCTCCTCGAACGACGGTTGCAATGAGGGTAACTTCTTTACCTCCGGTGGTGTTCGTCTCCGTGCACAGGGTGATACAGACTGGAACTATAAGACTTTCGGAACTAACTCGAGCCCGCTGCAGTACAATGCTTCTGGTTCAACTTCTGATATGTCTCAAGTTCTTTCTGACTACTATCCGAAAGAGCAGTGCATGGAATCTCAGATGGCAGCTTCTTATGCTGCTGAGCTGGGTATCAATCCTACGGTAGATGCCGCTAACCCGAACTACTTCGAGTTCTATGGCAGTAAGTACTACTACATGAATGTTCCTGGTATGAACGGTCTCCGTGACGGTGACATGAACGTACGAGTATACAAGTACATTCAGAAGGAAGTAAGTGCTTACAAGGCTAATGCTGCTACTACATTCGAGGTAGAGGTTATCCTTCGTATGTCTCTGTTCGGAGGTGCTAACCTGAGTGGTGATATCTGGGCTTACAATGGAGGTGGTTTGGAGATGGTAGGTAGTTGTACGGTTAATCCTAGCACGTCACGTGTAGGCAACAAGATCGACATCTACGTAGAACCAGACCAGACCAAGTGGCATTCAGAGACCGTTATCTCGAAGAATGGTTTGGACCAGGTATTCGGATTTGAGGCTTTGTATCGACACGTACTGGAGACCACGAACTTGGGAGACAGCTATACTCTTACTCGTGAAGGCTTTACTCCGTGGAAGACGGCTAAGGCTAGTTCCATGGCACAGGGAGAATGCTACCACCAGTGGGACAACAACTACTGGGGATCTCTTAATCAGCGAGTGCGGATCAGGTCGCTCTTCCGCGGTAGGTCCAATAGCCCTCACTGTTCTCCTCGGGCCCTGTATGCGTCTGCCGCTGCCTCTTATGCGGATCGGGCCTTCTCTGGTTCTGCCCAGGCTCTTATCGAGCCGTAGGCGAGATAAAGAGACAGACCTCTCTCGTGCAACGAGGGTGCAACCCCCTGCCGATGCAGTTTACTGCGAATAATCGGCTTATGGGGTTCGCACCCTTTACTTAAAGTGATTATTAACATAAGTTTAACATATCCATTATTACTGGAACGCAAATCCAAAAGGCTCTTGACAAGTGCAGCATAAGGACTGCTACCTCTGAAACTTGACATTTTGGTTGAAAGAAAGGGATTCGGGTCGGATCAAGTCGCTCTTCCGCAGTAGGTCCAATAACGCTAACTGTTCTCCTCGGAACCTGAATGCGAATAACGCTGCCTCTAATACGAATCGGAACAACTCTGGTTCTGCCCACAACCTCGGTAAGTATTTTCATGTGATAGAAATTCATATATCTACGAATTTCGTCAGAGGACGAGATGCCTGAATCTCTTCACCCAGGAGTGGTGGAACTATAAAAGACCATGGATACGAATCAGACTTCTCTGATGGAGGTATCTACCAGGGCAAGTGGAAGAAATCGCCATAGTTCTGGTCAAAGCCCGAGGTCATGCAAGAGTACAAGTGGCGAAGAGTTAATGGCTCTATTGGGACCTGCTCCCAAGAAACCGAATCCTAACCACTTATTTGAGACGATCGATTTAGCTCTAGTAGAACAAGCTGCTAAGAAAGCTTTCGAAGGTCATAATAGCAAATCTGATGTTAAGGCTTTTAAAGCTAACTTTCAAACCCGAATAGAAAGGATTTACAATGCCATCAAGGATGGTACATACATCAACCTTATTGGCTACCGTAAATTGGTTAAGTATAACCACAAAAGGAAACGTCGGTTAATCGACTCCCCTAACCTAGATACTCGGATAATGCAGCATCTATGGCTTATTCTAATCGTACCAATCTATGAAAGTAAGGACAACGGTAACGGGATGAACTGCAAACCTGATCATGGAATAACTTCCGATGTTAAAAGGTTTAGCACTCTACATAATCAGAAACATCTGTATTATGATCTCAGAGAATTCAATTACCTACTCCTTATGGACCAACGTAAATGTTACGAACATATTACACCTAAGATCTATAGGAAACAGATTAAACACTTTACTCACGACAAAGCGTTTATAGATTTCGGAGAGAAGATAGGTTTTATAAACAACAAACTTCCAATAGGTACTCCTACCTCTCCTTACATCCATCATATCTGTTTATGGGTTTCGGATGTATTTATTCGTGATAATACGGATTGGTCAGAAAGGTATGCTGATGATAACGCTATGGCTTTTAAAACAATCGAAGATCTCAATGCTTTCAAGTGGAGACTTAAAAACCTTTGGTGGTACTGCTTACATCTAAGAGCTAAACGGCAGATGACCAGGGTACTTGAGATAAACAAGTGTCCTTTTGACTTCTGCGGTTATGTAGCTCATAGGAATCCGGGAAAATTAGTAGCAGAACACAACAAAGGCTTTGTCAAAATGAGGGAGAAGACATTGCTTAGGGCAAAGTTAAAATGTAGGCAGGCTAATACTTCGGCTGAAAAGGTTAACCGTTCTTGGTCATCTTATTTTGGTCAGATGCAACATGCGGA